TTTGGATCAGCAAGAGTAATGATTTTATCGGAACTAATCATAAACTCGGTTTGATTGGTATGATCCATCATCCAAGAACAGAGATTGTTCCCTTCCCAGATTTCCATAGGATTAATAAGTTTGCAGTCTGGTTCACCAATGTCGGCACCAATTTCTACAATTTCACTAATTAACCTTTCACTGTTCGTCAGTAGAATCAGTTTGATCATCTTCTCCATTTACTTTTTCCTCATACATTTCTTTTAACATATCGACCGGTTCTACAATCGTAACTAACCAGTCTGGTCGAACAGGAACTTTATCATCTTTAGATAAAATCAACCAAGGTCTAAGACGTATTTGAACTTGTCCCTGCTGATCTTCTTCCTCAACAAAAACTGGTTCCTCACATAAAACAGAATGTGGTTTATGTAGTAGATATCCAACTACATTATCTTCGGACATAATTTCTTTTACATCAGCAATGATGTCCTCACCAGATTTTAATACTGCAAGTTTAATCGACATTTTTACTTTTTACCTCATCTAATTATAACAATAAAAAAAGGGGAAGTCAACTGGATTTTGCCAGTCGATCCCCTGCGGCGACGATATTCAGTTTTATTTATGGAGTTGTTAGAAAGATTTCTGCTGTAGGGGGTCCATTAGGGAAATGCGCTCCCAAGGAGACCGTTGAAAAAAAGAGTCATTACGGTCCCAATTGTAAGAGTGGCGGCTGTGAAGTTCATAAGTCGTCCTCCTTAATACATAACTATCTATATTATATTGTATCACTACGATACATTTCTGTATAAATGGCAGCAGAAATTAATCAGGATTTATAGATAATCCTTTCTTTGATGGTGATCTGGGACAATCTTACCGAGTGTAATACTCAGTAACCCATCCTCAAATACAACTGATCTAACTTCCGTTTCATCTGAGAGTGTCCAAGATCTGGTGAAAGATCTCTGAGCCACTCCTCTATGGACGTATTCTGTTCCGGTCTCTTTGTCTTCTTTTTGTCCTTCGACAAAGAGTTTACCGTCTTGTGTGTAGACATAAACTTCTTTCTTTTTGAAACCTGCCAATGCTAATTCTAGTCTTGATTCTACGTTGCTAACCGTGACTAGATTATATGGAGGATAGTTTGTCGTCGTTTCATGCAGATTAAACAGACGATCAAAGTATTCTTCCATACCAATGCTGTTTCTATTTATACGATCCAACAGCTGATTGAAATTGGCGGCATTATACTTCATTAAGTCAGTCATTGTACTTCTCCTTGTAAAGCAAGATTTGATTGTGTGGACCCCGAAGGCATCCATAAGTATATAGTAGCACAGATCATAAAAAACGGGGTAGTGAACCCCGTAGTTTTTTATTCGGTTTCCTCTGTTCTTTTCTTCTTAGAACCAATATTGTACTTGGTCTCAAGGATCCAATCTTGCTTATCCTTGTATGCAAGAACCTTAATCTGGTTCAGTGGTGCAATATCTTGGATCTTCTCTACATCAACAATGCCAATAAGACCCCAATCAGCAAGCAGTTGAGCAATACGGTTCCGACGTTGGACATCGTTCTGTGTCAAGTTTGCATGTTTGCCATCAAGTGCAAACAGTTCCTTGAAATGTACAAGGAAGTATCTACCTTGCTTGTGAAGAATATGACAGGACTGATAGATTTTCTTCTCTTTCCTAGATGCGACTCCGATACGAGTCAAAGTTTCACGTACTTTTAAGAAGTCATCTGGTTCACTCAGAAGCACTTCTACCATTTGTTCTGGTGACCATTTCACTTCACTTTCTCTAACGACACTCATTTCGATCCTCCAGTATCAAATTTTGATTTAATAAATGTAAGTTGTTCTTTTGTCAAGATCCGTAGTGCTTGTTTTGCCTTCTCATTACTATAACCATAATAACGTTTGACTAAATCAAGGTCTTTGATCTTATCTTGTCGGAGCCAGGGAGAGAACCTCTTCTTTTTCCTCACAATATTTATAAAGAAATCATATTGGAGTTTCTTTGGAAGAAAGTTATACTTATTCATCTCATTGGCAAACATCAAAGTATCAATGTGTCCAGAGAAACAACGGTTAACAATGTAAGGAGGATATTCTTTTTCCAATGAGGGATCTTCATCAATCAAATGCTTCTTTGTTTGATTGATGGAATTCAGCCAGTCTTTCAGTTCAGTCATAAAGTAAAATATCCAAAATGTTTACTGTTTCTTTTTCTGTAGGATAATTTGTAATGAGAAGTTCATCCTTTTCATTATGTTCAGAGTCATCCCTCTTAACTCCTCTATCATCGACTGCCTTATATCCCTTTTCACCACGATGCGCCATGGAATAACGTAATTTCCAATGCTTGAGATAATAATCCTTATATAATTCTTCAAGTCTTTCATGTACGTTATAAGTGATCATAAATTGGTGAGGACACTTATAGACATCATCAGCAAATCGATCATGATCAAAGAACTTATGCATCTCTTTATCTTTTCCGTATAAAAAGTCTTTGATATCGTAAGGAGGATCTAAAAATACAAATACATCATCCCCAGGAGCATTCATAACTTCCGAGTAATCAATGTTAGTAATTTTCCAATCTTGAATAAGACGAGAATAATTCTTAAGTTTTCTAATACCCTCATAAGAAAAATTAGATCTAGACGCAGTTTTTGAAAAAGTGCTGTTTTCAGTAAGACCAGAAAAACTACACTTATTCAAGATAAAAAAACTTATTGCACGATCAAGTTCATCTTGATCGTTAATACTTTCTAAGGTCTTGTTAAATAACTCCTCATGAGCAATATCAACATCAGCTTGAAACTGATAATTGGATGCTTCTCTCTTAATATCATCTAATCTGTTAGAAAGTTCTTCTCCACGATCTCTAAGTTGGATCCAAAAATTATAAAGCGAAACATACTTATCATTGATCCAAATAGGAATATTAGGATATGCTTGTGCAATATAAAATGCCACAGAACCACCACCAATAAATGGTTCACGATATTCACTAAAGTTTTCGGGAAACCAGGGTGCTAGAGTTTTTATTGCCTTCGATTTACCACCAGGATATCTAAGACACGTTTTTAATGGAAAAGTTTTCATAGTCTGCAGGATTATATTTCAGAAATTCCCAGAAGGTCAATTTCATTTCCTTATGGGTCATACCAC